GCAAGCCGCTTGAAGGCGATGATGTTTTGCCATCCAAGAGGATTCTGCTGTTTCACGTCGCAGTTTGCTGCGCAAAATTGATCTATCGTCGGTAGCAGGATGCTGTAATCCTCTACCCACTTGTTCGGCGCAATCGACGGCTGGAACATCGGCGTCCCATCGTCGGGATCGGTCATCTGCTGTCCGTTTGGCCCGATCTTCGGCGTGGGCGGCGTCTGGAGCAGCCGGCGGATGTCTTGAAGCGTCTTCGACCGCTGGGCGGCGCCGGGCGCAACCGAGCCCGGCAGACCCCAGTAGTCGTTGAGTAACTGCTGGTTGGCAGTCTCATCAAGCCACGCGAGGGCTGCCGGGTTCTGCTTCTCGGCCATCTCCATGATCGTCTCGCACCACTGCCGCTTCTGCTCCGGCGTCATGGGCAAGCCTTCATCGGTGTTGGCGCGCACCCTCACCCGGCCCTGCATCTCGTCCAGGTGAACGTAGTTGTTGCGGAACTCGCTGCCGTTCTCCTCGATGACCTGCCAAAGCGAGCCAGTGTAGGCCATGTTTTGCTGGAGACATTCAATCGCGTTCTGCCCGGCCGCCGCGTGCTCCTCTTTCATCGAGTCGTACACATCCGACAATGGACCCATGGCTTGGTCCAGCATCTGCTTCTGGCCTTTGCCAGTCTCGACGCCTGGGGTTGTTCCGGTGCCGGAGACCTGCGGAGGGATGCCGGAGATGATCTGGCAGTAGTTCCAGAGCCGGTCCAGATAGTTGAAAAGGTTTGCATCCATCTGGAACTGAAAGTGATAGATGGAGTTCGCAAGGGGTTGATTGACTCCCTCGCCTACCGATGGGGTCGGGTTGAGAACTCCGCCGGTCAACGGCTTGCCGCTCATCTCCCGAATGTCAATGCGCCGCGGATCGACCAGCGTAATGCCGGTCGAGCACCGTTCCATATAGTCGTCGAGGATGTTGTTGATCGCGTTGAACCGCTCATTGAACGGAACAACGTTGTCAGCCACGCTCGGAGGGTACAGGCCATATCCGCGGTGTAGTTTGCAGCAGGACCACTCTTTGATGAGGACGGACGGCTCGACCGAAAGCACCAGTGGCCCGTACATCGTGACCTTCATGCCATAAGGGAAGCTGGCCTTGAGCTGCTGCACGAACGCATCGTCATTCGAGATCCGGTAATAGGAGTTTGGCTGGACCCATATCAGTGAGTAGGTTCCGCGTGCCGCGAAGATGTCGGCCGTGACAGAGAACGAGGACGAGAACACCATCGTCCGCACCAGGCGCTCGTAGCTGGCATTATCGTTGGTTGCGCTCTCGACCCCTTCGGTGATCTCGGCGGCCATGTCGGGGAAGGTGGCGCGCACGTCCGAGGCGTCAACCTCCCATTCGAGAGCTAAGAGCGGAACGTCTTCGAGAAATTCCTTGGTCGGATCGGTGTCAATCTGGAGCGGAGAAAACACGCTCCACTTCGGAAGGCCATTGGGCTTTTTCTTCGTACCCGTCTGCCCGATAACGGTCGCCGTTTCGCCCTGCTGGAAGTCTTGAGGCCCGAGCTGCGCGCCGCATTGCGGGCAGTTCATCTTGCCTGACTGTGCAACCTGGGTCTCGCTTGAATCTGCGCCGCAGTTCGAGCAATGGAAATGGTCATCAGAAATCTTGGCTTCAACCTCGCCGAAGACTGGCTCTTTCTTGTAGCCAACCCAAACACCATCGATCACAAAGCGAGTCCATTTGAAATAGACGCCATAGAGAAAAAGGTACTGCCCTTCGAGTTGGAGCAAGCCCTTGGTCTTATTCGCCTCTTCGATGATTGTGATGGCTTCCTGGCCAGCCTTGGCCGTCGTCATGTCGGCCAGGTTCTCGGCGTTCTCCGGCCGGATCACAACTGGGGGAACCGCGCGCGCTACTGCCGCGGTAAAGTTGCGCCGGCAGGTTTGGGTGATGTTGTTGACGTACTTTTCGAGATAGCTGTAGTCGGTCTCCTGGTTGTTCTGGCGGTAGTAGGCAACCGCATCGAAGTAGGTCCGCGTGATTGGATCCCATCCGAGAATCTGCTTGCCCTTGTCGTACTCTGTGCTCTTGAGCCAGTTCGGCATCTTCATAATGCGGTCGGTGGCCCACTGGGTACGAAATGGCTGGATGATCTCATGGACGATGCGCTCACCCTGCTCTTTGGTTAGACCGTGGAGACGGTCTAGGCTCTGAGAATCGCCGTGCTGAGGATTTTGAGGAGTCTTTTCGGCGAGAGAGGGAGTGGTCTGTTGTTGCGGTGAAGCGGGAATGTTACCACCAGATTGCATCGTCAGAACGGGAGGGCTAGTTGCCATTGACCTTCCTCTTGATCTTCGTCATGCGGTCTTGCGCTTCGGCGAGCTCCTCGGAGACTCCCTTCGCGCCGGGCGTCTGCGCGCGCTTGAAGGCTCCGGCATTGGCGAAGGAAATCACGTTGGCGATGGTTGGGCGCCCCGAGATCGGCTGGATCTTCGACAGGTCCGTGTCTTCACCGATAACCGGGAGCGTCTGCTGGTGCTCGATGTATTCGAGAAACTTGACCCGCAACGCTTCCAGGGCTGTCTCGGCTTTAACGGCGCGCGCGCGTTCGTCGTCGAACCGATCTCGGGAAACCCATGGCAGGCGCAGCATCAGTTGTACTCGACGATCTGCACGCTGGTTCCGGTCGCAGTACCCGAGCGCAGTTGAATCATGGTTGTAGCTGCGGCCGCCGATTGCTGCGCCGCCGGCAGGCCTACTATCGGCTGCGCGAGCTGACCGATGATCTCGCCCATCGGCTCATGCTGTGTGCGGTCGCCGCCAAGCACAATCTGAGCCAGCCCTACAGAACCCTGCGAGGTCAGATCGTTGGCTCCGGCCTGCATGAAGATCGTCGTGAAGCCTTGGGGTGTGTTGTCGTTGGGAATCTTGTACTCCAACAAGCCCTGAAGCGTGTTGGCTCCCCCTGTCGAGGTCAAGGGGCTCTCTGTGACGATCAGTCGCCGGACGGTGGACTTGGCCAGCACGGAGATGAACGCTCCGGCGTCGCCATTGAGATCCAGAATGTACTGGTTGCCCGCATAGCCAGGTAACATCTATTTGCCTGCTTTCTTGCCAAAGATGCGCTGACCGGCCCTCTTCGGCTTGAGGTTGGATGGTTTCTCCGCGGCGCCAGGCACAAGCGGCTCCTCGCGCGTCAGGTTGACATCGCTGTTGCCGGGGGTCGGAATGCGCTTGGGGCCGAACATCGCCTTCTTCCTTGCCTTGAAATCAAACTTGTCCATTGACATAAGTGCGTCTCCTTGTCGAATTCTCCCAACAGAAAAGCCGCCCCGGAGGACGGCTTCCTGTGCTCTGGCACCCCATACTCCTTTCGTCTAGGGCGATGGTGCTACAACGTTGGCAGTGGCGTCAGCGTCGAGGGGTCAGTGACAAGCTGGGCCTTCTGGTACGCCACGATTGCCGCCTGTAAAGCCGCGGTGCCTTCCGAGATGTCGCCCAAGACCACCGGACTCAGACTCGTATCGGCTTGCAGCGCCGTCAATGCCGTCTGGAGAGCCGCCAGGCCGGATGCGACAGGCGTCTTGTTTGTGATTCCTGCCATGATCTCGGTGATGGCCGTCAGCATTGCAGGGATCAGATTGTCGATGGAAGACGACACGCCGAAGCTCTTGAGCAGCACCGGCAGGACAGTTCCAATGAGAGCGAGGATTGTCAGTAGCATGGTTATTTTACTCCCTGGATCATCGTCTGTAGGGCGCTGAGATTGGCCGTGACAGCGAGCATGGCATCAATAAGCTGCTGAGGCTCACCGGCGGCGGGGTTGGCAACAAGCTGAGCGTGATAGCTCGCGGGGGCGCATGGAGAGCCGACAGCGGGAGATCCGCAGTAGAGCAAATCGGCCAGATTGAGTGAGACGATGACCTTGTTGACGATGGTCTTCTCGGTTGCGTCGGGTGTGTGCTTGCCGGAGGCTACATCGGCCTGGTACTGGACCAGACCGGCGTGGGCGGCTTGCAGGTTGGCATTCAGGCTTGCGTCTGTGGCATTGATGGCTCCAGCAGGCAGTGGGATGTTCGCGGCCTTACATCCGGTCATACAGAGGGCCAGCGCGAGGCCGGCGAGGATTGCGATGCGTTTCATGGTGTCTCCTGTGGTGCGGGTTAGCCGATTGTGTCGGCAGTGAGAATGGAGTCAGCGGTCAGCCCGGTCCATTTGGTTACGTTTTTGAGGTATGCCGATACGTTGTTCTCGACAGGGGGTGCCCACTTGTAGAGCGCCTTTGCCACGGTGAGGCCCATGTAGCCGATGGTGAGCAGCGTCCGCATTGCGGCGAATCCCGCTTCCGGCGTGGGCCATGCAGCGAAACGGTGACCATCTGAGGGAAGAGCGCCGTGGGCCTGGGCGAAGCGGCCCTCTTCGATGTCCCCTGGATTGTTGCGCCGGGCAGGAACAGATCCGGGAACGTAGAAGCCTTCCTGCCGCGCTATCGCTTCGAGGAATGTCATCATGGTGTATCCTTGCTGCGGGTTACGGGTTGAATCGCGCGGGCTACCTGGACTTCGTGTAGCGGCCTTCTGCCAGAGTCTCACTGGCCTTCCGTTCTTCACTCTTGACTTGCAAGAGCTTTAGCCACACCGCGCAAACTTGATTCTACTTCGTTGACGCGGCATCCACCTGGGCGGCTGTCGGCGCGTTGGGTTGCGAGTTGATGACACGCGCTACAGCCAGAGTGCCAGCGTCGGAGTGCGAGGCGTGATACCAGGCATAAATGCCAGCGACGGCTACCACGCACTCTTCAGCCCATGCCGGAAGCGTTCGATAGACATGCATACAGAGGTCATGGAATGCCGGGACTGCTGCAAAGGCTCCCACGGCTAGCAGGAATAGCCCCGCTACGACGTGCGAGAATCCTCCTCGACTGGCTAACCATGCTTGAATGTTTGCGATGATTGTGTTCATACGTGTCCTTCCTCTTTCAGCCGCTTGATTGCGGCAAGCTCTTTGGCTGACGTCGGCTCCGGCTCGAAGCGCGGAACCCGGCGCACGGGCCGGCGCTCTCCGTTGGGCGCGGTGCATCTCTTCCACGCCGTTTTCTCATCCTTGGTCAACGGCATTGGTTGGCTGCACGGCGGATGATTAAGCGGCTTAGGAAGATTGAATATCTTGACCATGCTACTCCTTGGTCTTCATGGCGAGTTCGATGATCTCTGCTTGCGATGTGGCGATCACCGCGTTCGAGTGCAGAATGTTGACGATGTTGCGAAGCATCTCTTCACTTGCTGGATGAGTCGGGTTGGTGGCCGGGGCTGCGTCGATGGGCGGCGGCGGCGGGGGGCTGGTTCCTCCACCCGGCGCGGAAGGCGGCGGAACGTAAGGTGCTTTGTTGACTTTTCTCATTGTGATTGACTCCTGATTCCCGCGTCCTTCGGCGCTCTGTTCAAAGCATACTCCGTCTGACTGACAATGGAATGGATAAATTCAGGGACTTCCACCTTCACTGTCTTCCACGCGCTGATGGCCGTCGGCAGAGCGAACAGCAGCATTATCAGAGCGATAAAGGCCATGAAGCACCACTGGACCATATCGCGGCGGGCATGCCTTACATCGAGATCGGATTTGATCTTCTCCGCAGATTTGGCAAGCGCTTCCTTGATTTCCTGGTCACGCTTGTTGTGGAAGGCCATTTCAGTTATAGCGCGTTCATCCTGCCGACCCATCCACGCGATTAGCCCGTGTGTGCCATCATCTCCATTGAATAGAGCATCCATTACGCGCTCATGTTCCGACGACATTGTTGCCACCTTCGCCTCCAGGTTGCGGATGTGTTCTCTCTCTGTGCATGTGCAATCGGCCATCAGCGTCTCTCCTGGCCCGTGCATCTGGCCGTCTGTGCGCTCCGGCTTACTACCGGCTTGCGTCCGTGATCCGTTTACAGTTCCTTAATTCCCGTCGCAGTGATAGAAGAGGTTGCCGGTCAGCGCCGGGAAGGTGAACGTAACCGCTGTGTTGCTTTGAGCGGAGTTGTAGACTACCGTGGCCAGCGTTGTGCTTGGTGTTGCCGTGCAGAACGCCGCGCTGGTCCAGCCAGAGTTGGCAAAGGTGATCGTCACTGAAGTTGCCGCGCTCAACCCAGTAATCTCTCCACCCGCATTGGTCGAGTAGGCCGCTACACTTCCTGCTGAGGCTGTGGGAGCTGTGGCAATGACATGCTGAGTGCCGAACTTCCAAGTGCCGATTGTTGAGGAATTGCCTAGTGTCGTTGTGTTGCTGCCGTTGCCGACCGCGGCATTGCCTAT